AAACCTTTTTTGTCATTAGGTAAAGATCCCGCCAAGAATCCCTCCGCTAAATGTTCCTGTTCCATTGACATCAATCCCTGACGCGTTTACTTCAAATCGATCAGTACCTAATATAGAAACATTCCATAAACCTGCACCTGCTCTATAAACACCTGTTGTAGGTTCTGATGCAAAGTAAAGAGATGGTGATGCCGCACTACCATTAGCTAAAGCGTTTACAGAAGCTCCTGCTTGTACAGTGTTAGCATTAAAGAAATTAACACCATCACAAATAAGCGTTGATTGATTCCCTGCGGCAACTGTTGCATCAGCTCCGCCTGGTACCCCTGTTGTAATAGTCAGTGAAAAACCACCTGCGGTGACTTGATTGCTTACAATATAAAAAGCAACAACGGGAGGGTATGTGACAGTAACATTGCTTGATAATGTACCTACATACTCTTGAATAAGAGACGTTCCTTCGGTTGCAGATAATGAATAAGCCCCTGCTGTAACTTCTTTAGTAATTGATGAAAACAAAAATCTAGTGCTAACACCGTAACCTACAGTCACAAAGTTAGAACCATCACAAACTATAATACATGACTCATTAGGTTGAAATGATTTAGAAGCACCAAGATCAAGTGTATTAATTCCTGTAGTCGATATAGTAAGTGTGCCTGTACCATTATTCTTAAAGAAACAAAACCAATTATTACCTAGCGTAGAAGCGGCAGGTAACGTAGCAGACCCTGCACCACCACTCCAAACCTTTGTTTGGGATCTGTCAGTTGATAAAAATGTATATCCTGCGGTAACACTTGATACGGGAGCTGTTTGGTTTAGTGTTGCACCTGTAGCTTGTAAACCAAAGCCTGCTAACGTCGTTGCGTCAGGAGATGATGTGCCAATACCTAGCGCAATGTTTGACCATGTACCTGAAGCGGTAGAGTTGTTAGTGATATAGAAGTATCTTGTTCCACCCGCTGTAATAGTACCTAATGTCGCTCCTGTAGAGCTTTTAATAGTTAATGTAAAGGCACTTGGATTTTTAATAAATGCGTCTTGACCTACTGATACTTGATTTGCAGGAGGCATGAATACAGACAAACCACTTGTTGATGGTGTAATGTCCATAATACGAGCCGCTACGTTTGTTGATATATTTCCATTGATAGGCCATACAAGCGTTAAGTCAGCAGAGATTGAGTACGATGCGTAACTTACATCGGTAGGTTGTATAACGTCTCCTGTAAAGGGGGAGGTGTATATAGTCATAATTAAGTATCAAGAACAGTTGCCTGTCTGTCTCCAATTCGTTGAGTGTTTTCTGTTTTAAGCGTATTCATAATAGCTTGGTATTGTGCTTGCCACATTGGTGTACGCTCATCATTTTTTAGGAAAGGCATAGCTTGTAGTAATGAGCCGTAAAGTAATGCTTGTGGGGCATAGATAGTGAACCAATTCGTTTGGTTTGTAGAGTCTAGTGGTTGTACGCGCTCATAATACAAGACCTCTAAATTATAAGTTGATGCAGGTGTAGGAGCGACTAACCAATTATCATAGTTGTAATCGCAATAGAATTTAGGTATACCTGTTTGTGTGTCATCAGGCCAATATTCTCTGAGGTATTCGTAAGTGCGTAATAGAATAGGTTGACGTTCACCTGCTACAGTAACATTCATAGACACAGTCTTGTGCCAACGAGCAGGCTTTTGTAACGTGTTTTGTGCTGTTGTAAAGGTTGAGTTAGCTACATTAAGATTGCCTAAAAACTTAATTTCAGAGGCAATAACTTGCTCTGCAAGCATGATAAATAGAGGGATCTTTTCTAGCGTAGCTGTGTCTGTACGCTCGAGGTATGATTGAATGTTTTCAACCAAGCTATCATAGGTCATTGCTACAGCTACTGTCATTCTATACCCTTTAAAAATAAAGCACGTTCGTCATTACGACGTGTGACTAGCCCTTTAAATACCTTGCCACCCGCTTTTGTATATTTAAGAAACTCGTTAGCGGCGCCTTTAATATCTCCGCGCAAAACCTTCTGACGGAGGGTCGAAGACTGTAGTCTCCCAAGACCACAATTAAAAGCAAAGCTACACAAGCTATCGAACTGACCTTGTGTAAGAGGAACGGGACATAGTCGTGTAACACCCTTTTCAAACCTCGCTAAATCTTGTCTTAATATTTGATCAACTTCTTGGATTGTAAACGATCTATTCCATTCTGTGGGAAGACTTTTGCCGTTTCCGATTAAATGACCCACTCCCACTGTCCACAGTCCGATGGGATCTTGATATGGCCTTAATCTTACACCCTCATGGTGTTTGATCATTTTTAGAGCTTCGTTTGAAACTCTCATTTGCCACTAAACTTTTCCCATTGGCGAGATCCAAAATAAAAGCCAATTATGCTCGAAACGATGGCCATCTCTTGGTCTGAAAATACTTCAGTCATAGCTATGCTAAAGTCAACACCCGTCCAAATAGCCCAAGCTAATCCTGCTACGTCTGTAAATACAAGCAAGCCTACAAAGGTAAATGCTACATAAGGACGTACTTTTGCGTTTAAATCTACAACAGGTTGTGAAGCTTTATCCATAAGAGTCTTGTCATGGTCATATAAAGCTGTTCTTTCTTGTGCGTATGTTTCGGCTTCTACTTGATGAAGGCGCAATTCCTCAATCTTTTCTTGGGATTGAAAGCCTTTTTCAGCCATAGCAATCTGTTGTTCCATAGCCATTTTAGCCATGGTTTGCTCATGCTTTTGATCTGCCTTGTTTTGAAAAAATGAAAGTAGGTTAGGTAGCCCTGATGAAAATATACCTAATAAACCTGAGAGTATGGATAACATTATTTGCCTTTCCTTTGCATGTCGTGTTCTTCTAAAATACGGATACGAACATTAAGTTCACCCATTTGTGCTCTTAGCTCTTCTTTTAATTTAGCTCTAGCTTCTGCTGATATAGGACTGTCAGTAGGTACACCTTGTTCTGTAATAAGGTTAGGCATTTTAGATTTGATGCTAATGAGGTCTGCTTGTATAGACGCCATTGAAGTAAGTAACCAAGCAATAGCCGAGACTATTACAGGAAACAACATACTTGCTATTTTATCCATATTCATTTGAGTACTATGCTAAGTAGTAAAAGAATAATGGCACCCGCAGACGCCATTAAAATGCTTTCTAACCTTTTTAGTCTTGCACCTATAGCTTCATATCTTAAAGCACAAATTTCTTCGTGCGTGGATAAACGTAAATCAATCTCTTCGGTTTTGTTCATAGTTATTCTATTTTCTTATATTTTTAATCGGGCTTAACTTCCTCGCCCTCTTTTGTTTCCTCAGGTTTTGGTAACTGAGGTTGTGCTTGTTGGTGAATTTTTACAATCAAACTCCATGCGTTTGTTTTGCTTGGTAATTCACCTAACCCTAATAACACTTGATTAGTTTCGTCAATTGTTAATTCTAATTTAATGTCTGCCATTTTTACTCTCCTTTTATTTTAAACAAACCATGTAATAATTGAATATCTTGTGCCTTTTGTTACAGGCATTATTTCGTGAGGGTACATAAAATTAGATGGGAACATAATTGCATCTCCTTTTTCTAATTTATATTTTAATTCTCTATCAAAAAATGCAAACTCACCACCTTCAAAATCATCATTTAATATAAATGAACAAGATACGGCTCTTGGTCTAGCTTTAAATGAGTCTGTGTGTTGTATATAAAAACATCCTTCAGGATATTTTAGCAATTCATATCCACTATCTTCTTCAATTTTACAATGAGGAAATTTAGCGTTATATTTGTTAATACATTCATTAGCTGAAACCATGAGATACTTATCAATTTTTAATCTAACTTTTTTATTCTTCTGTATAATATGTGGATAAGATGTATAAATAGTTTCACAATTTCTTATTTTTTTATTTAGATCACCTCTGCCTACTACAGTATCTACCCACTCATCACTATTTTTAAATTCATCAAGTATTGCGTCACATAATGGATAAGTTAAAGCATTTTTAATGACAACTATACAATCATTTATGTTTTTCAATTAGTTTATTCCATTTATCATCTTGAATACAAAATCCAAAAACCCACATTAATCTTTCTTTAGATCCTTCTATTAAAGTAGTGGCATGAGGCAATTTAGAAACCAAA